CGTCCAGGCGTCCGGTGTGGTCGTCGACCCCGGCGCGGATCCACGCGGACGGGGCGATCTCGGCTCGGACCGCGGGGGGCAGGGGGTTGTACGTGGCGTCGACCCGGCTGACCGTCTCGGGGTGGTGCCGGCCGGCGGGAGGGGCGGCGGCCGGGACCGGGCCGGGGGCGGGCGGAGTGTGCAGCAGGCTGGTGGGCTCGTCGCGGACCTGCTGCAGCCACTCGTAGTCGGCGTCGACTAGCTCCGGCGCGGCGGGTTCCTGTGCCGCCGGTCGGCGGGCGGCGAGCGCGTCGACCAGGCGGCGCAGCGTGCCCGGCCGGCGGCGGGCCCGGTACACCCGGCTCACCGAGCCACCACCGGGGACGCCTCGGCCGCCGGCTCGGCGCGGTCACCCAGCATCCGGGCGTGCCACTCCGGCCAGTCGGTGCGCTCCCGGCCGGCGGCGGTCATCACCCGCTCGACGTGCTGGCCGAGCAGGTCGGACCACCGGTCCCGGGTGCGCTGGTCAGCCAGGCCGGCGGCGTGCGCCTCGGCCAGGGCGCGGGCGAGCCGGCCGGCCAGGCGCACCCACTGCCGCCGGTCGGCGGTGACCCGGTCCAGCTCCTCGCCGGTCTCGTCGTGCAGCCGGTGCGCCCGGTCGGCCTCGGCGCGGGCCAGTTCGAGCAGCGGCGCCGACCGCTTGTCGGCGGCGGCCCGGTCTCGGTGCTGCTGGGCCAGGTGGTTCCGGTCGAGAGCCAGGTCGGCGTACGCGTCGAGCAGGTCGGTGACGAACTGGCGGAGCTCGTCGACGTCGGCGAAGTAGTTGCGGGCGCGGATCGCGTCCAGGTCGATCATCACGGTCGGTCCTTCCGGTCGTTGTCGGCGAGGCGCGCGGCCAGCGCCTGGATGTCGGTGTCGCCGAGTTCGGGGTGCGCTTCGGCCAGGGCCCGCGCGGCGTGGTTGGCCGGCCAGTAGGTGCCGGTCAGGTCGCGGCTCAGCCGGGCGATGTGCCGCTGCTGGCGGCGGGCCTGGACGGCTTGCTCGGCCATCTGCCCGGTGACCGCGTCCAGGGCGATGAGCGCCTGGTCCCGGTCCAGCTCGACCTGCTCGCGGTCCTGCCGCACCACGGCCAGCTCGTCACGCAGCTCCCAGACCCACACGCCGAGGACGGCGATCACGGCGACCAGGACGAGGACGAGGACGAGGACGGCCATGACGACGGCGGTCACCGGCGGCCCCCCGCCATCCGGCGGCGGTCCGTGTAGGTAGTGCCGCCCCACACCCCGAACAGCTGCCGCCACGGCTGGGCCACCGCGTACGCCCGGCAGGGGTCCAGCAGCGGGCAGTCCAGGCACAGCCGGGCTGCCTGCTGCTGGTCTCTGGCTCCGCCGGACACCCACAGCCCTTGCTGCTCTGGTGGGGCGTCTCGGCACACGGCGGCCACGGACGGGTCGGTCAGCACGGCGGGTACCGGGCTGATCTGCTCGTCGCCGCGTTGATACGCGCTCACCGGGCCGCCTCCCGGGTCGGGGTGGGCAGGGTGATGACCGGCCGGGCCGGGTCCTGCCCGGCGAGCACCTGGGCGGCCTCGGCAGCCCAGGTGGCGCAGTCGCACCACTCGCCGACGGCCGCGCCGCAGCAGGTCTTCAGGTACACGGTGACCATGGGCATCAGGCGGCCCTCCGCCCGGTGCACGACCAGCCCTCGACGTGCGCCGGCAGGGGCTGGATCTCGTCGGCGGTGTCCCGCTGGTACCGGTCGGCCCGGTACAGGTCGAGCACCTGGGCGATGTGGGCGACGGCGGCGGCCGGGTCGGCCTGGCCGGCGGTGGCGGCGTGGGCGGTGGCGTCCACGTCGGCGATCAGCTCTTCGAGGCTCACTGGGCACCACCGGTGGTGTCGGTGATGGCTCGCCGGACTGCCGGGTCGGAGAACACGTTGATCGTGGTTCCGCAGGTGTGGTAGCCGTCGACCTCCAGGCAGATGCAGTCGTCGTCCTCGTCGCCCTGGTCGACGACGTCCCTCACGGTCTGAGCGGCCTGCTCGGCCAGTTGGGCACGGAGCTTGTCGACCTCCGCCTGGAGCTGCTCGACCCGGGTCACCGGCCGGTCGAGGAACGCCTTGGCCGCCAGCCTCCAGACGCCCTGGGTGGTCTCGGTCTCGTGCCAGACCTTGGCGTCGGTGATGCCCCTGTCGGTCGCGGGCTTGCCGGTGACCGCCGCCAGCTGGTCGACAGCCTCCCGCGCCTGGTCGTCGGTGGCGTCGTAGTGGGTGAACAGGCTGACGCGGACGTCGACCGGCGCGGTCAGGGTGTCGACCTTGGCGGAGAGGATCAGGTCGGCGATCTCTCGCAGAGCGGCGGCGAGCACCGCCGGGTCGGTGGTGTGGGTTCGGATAGGCTGCTGGGACATCTGGACTCCTTGCTGATGGATGGGTGTGTCCGGGTGCTGAGCCCTCTGCCGTTGCCTCGGCAGGGGGCTCGTCTTGTCAGGCCGTCTGCTTGGCGGCGGCGCGTCGCCGCCAGATGGCGACCTGGATCTCGGCGAGGACCTGGGACAGCGCCTCGGCGGCGGCGTGGCCGGCGGGGCTGTCGGGGTCCAGGGGCTCGACCTTCGCGGTCGGGGATTCGCGGCCAGTGCGGCTACTCATCGCCGGGGCACTCGCCCGAAAAGGGCCTCAACCGTCGTCTCCAGGTCGCTGGCCATCCGCATGGCCAGCGACAGGCCGACTCCCTTGCGGCCGGCTCGGATCAGGGACATGTGGGTTCGGCCGATGCCGTGTCGTCGAGCCTGCCCGGCGACCGAGGTCAGCCCCTTCTCTCCGGCGAGGGCGTCGTACACCTCGATCCGGAGCCGCACGCCGTTGCCCTTAGGCAACGGACCGTCCATCTTTTCCGTCGCTTCCATGTCTCAGACCGTAGACCGTTGCCTTTAGGCAACGCAAGCGCTGGGGCCGAGGCGCCGCGAAATCAGCCGAACCGGTAGGTAGGCCTCAGCCGTCCATGCCCTATCGTTGCCCGCAGGCAACACATGGAGGAAGCGTTGATCATGTTGGCGTGCACCATCGAGCAGGGCGTTGATTGGCTGAAACAGCGGGACGCGGCGGCGGTAGCCGTTGCCAAAGGGCAACGGCCAATGAAGTATCGCCCTCCCTGGTCAACCGCATACGGTGCCCGCATGGACGACGCCCCTCCACCGCCCGAGGACTGGGCGGGGTACCTCCGGCGGATGACTCGTCGACCCGGCTGGAGCGTTGCCAGGCTCGCCAGGGAGGCCGGCGTCAACAAGTCGACGATCTTCGGCTGGATCAAGGGCGACGGGGTGACCGTGGCTAGCGTCAAGGCCATCGCCAAGGCGCTCGGAGATGACGAAGCACACGCTCTCGCGGCAGCCGGCGGAGCCGAGCGGGCAGACGCCCTGGACGCTGACCTGAGGATCATCCTCCGCCGACTGCGCTCTCCCGACGCCAGCGAAGGAGAGCGGGCGACGATCCGCGGGGCCCTCCGATACTTGGCCGACATGGCGGATCGTGCCGAACGTGGCGCTCAGAACGACAACCGCGCGAGCTGATGCCGCGCCGCCTCAAGGCCGCCCCTGACCGTCGTCCTCAGCGGGTTGTGGCCTACGTCAGGGTATCGGCCCTTGCCGGCCGGGGCGGCGATGATTTCCACAGCCCGGACGTGCAGCTCGGCGCGATCCGCCGCACCCTCGCCGGCCTGCGGGAGGTGGCGGTCGTCGAGGACATCGACCGCACCGGCCGTCACTTCTCCCGCGAGGGCATCGACCGGATCCGCCGCATGGCCGAGGCCCGGGAGATCGACGCCCTGGCCGTCTACGACGTGTCCCGGCTCGGCCGCAACGTCAAGGAGTCCCTGACGTTCCTCGCCGAGCTGGCCGACCAGGGCGTCACGATCCTGTCCGCCTCCGAGCAGGTCGACACGTCCACCCCGGCCGGCCGGCTGATGCTCACCAACATGCTCGCGATCGCCGAGTACCGGTCCGACGAGATCGGAGCAGGCTGGGCCGGGACGATCCGCCGCCGCGCCGAACGTGGGCAGCACCACGGCCGGCCTCTCGGCTACGCCAGAGCCGACAAGGGGCTCACACCGGGCCGGATCGGTCCGGCGATCACCGAGACCTTCCGCCGGTACGCGGCCGGTGAGCCGATCGGCGAGGTGACCGCCTACCTGGCCGGGGTGCGTGGCGTGCCGATGACCACGGCGAACGTCAAGAAGTTGCTCCGGAACCCGGTGTACCTCGGCCAGGTGGTGGCCGGCGGCGAGATCCTGCCCGGCCAGCATGAAGCCCTGACCGACGCCGATACGTGGAAGCGCGTCCAGGAGCGCCTGGCGGTCGAAGCCGGCACCCCGCCGCGGGCGCTGGCCTACGGGTGGCCGCTCGTGGGCTTGGTGGAGTGCCCGCAGGGCCACAAGCTCCAGCGGCAGGCTGGCCGGCTTGTGTGCGGCCAGACCCGCACCGACACCAAGGGAGGCGACTGCCCCGGTGTGGGCCGGCCTCTCGTCGACCGGGTGGAGGAGGAGGTGCTTGCCCAGGTGCGGGTGTACGCGGCCCGGCTGCGTACCGACGCCGGGGCTCGCGCCGCCCGGCTGGCTCGCATCGCCGACGCCCGCGCCGACCGGGACCGGATGGAGCAGCAGCTGCGGGTCGTGCGGGCCGGCATGACGAAGCTGGCGACCCGCGACGCCCTCGGCGAGCTGCCCGACGAGGTGTACCAGGAGTCGATGGCCGAGCTGCGCCGCAGGGAGCAGGCGGCGGTGGCCGAGCTGGCGCGCCTCGGCCCGGTGGAGTCGGCACCGCCGCCGGAGGCCGAGGCGGCGGCGGTGGATACCCTGCTGCGTCTGTGGCCGGAGATGACCAACCAGGAGCGAAACCGGGCGCTACGTGCGGTCGTGGACCGAGTCGTCGTGCGCCGGGCTGAGCACTGGCGGGAGCCCGAATCAGCGCGGGTTACCGTGCATTTCCGCTGGTAGCAGTTTTCTATCTTTGTGATCTTTCACGATCGTGAAAGATTAGAAACTGCTATCACGAATGGTCCTTGCCGACGAGTCGCATGTTGATCCGGCGCATCGCCTCTACTGCTTCCGCGTCGATCGGCTGCTGGCCGATCCGGTCGGCGATGAGGGCCAGGGCGGCGAGCAGCTCTTCGTGGCGGCGTGCGTCGTCGCGCCGCTCGACGTATGACATGGCCAGGAGTACGCAGACCGGGGCCAGGACGGCGGCGAGGGCGATTACGCTGGCCTGGCCAAACGTGACGGGGCCGACGAGCATGAAGCTGGCCCATCCGAGGGCCATCCAGATGGTCGGTGCGGCGATGACGGCGGCGGCGAGGAGGCCGGTGTGCACGCGGCCCGGCGCGTGGCGTGTGGCGGTCGTGGGTGTTTCAGGCATGACAACCTCTCGCATCGACTGAGGTCAGCACGCTACCCAAGGGTTACGGCAGAGTCACAGAGAGATTTTCATATTGCGTCGTGAGTAACAGAAACGCTCCGGGCCGTCATGTCGGCAGATCGATCGGCATGTCGTACACCAACCGGTACCGATCCGCCGGGAACGCGATGTCCGCCGTCTCCACGGCGGTGTTACCGGCGTAGTAGGTGCGCTCCACCGCGAGCACCCGCAACGGTCCACGCGGATCCAAGCGCAGCGCCTCGACCTCGTCCGGTGTCGCGGACCGGTCGTAGATCTCCTCACGGCACCGGTCGACGTGCACCCCGATCAAGTCCATCCGGGCCACCACGCCGACCGTCGGCCCGTCCTCCGGCCACTCCACCTGGGTGCCGCCGGTGACCGCCAGGGGCTCGTGGGACTCCGACAGCTGGATCGGGTCACCGTCGGCGAGGAACTTATACCGGGTGACCATGACCGGGTCGCCGACGGCGATACCGAGGCGGCCGGCGATCCGGGCGTCGGCGGTGGCGTGCTCGCTGCGGTGGTCCCAGGTGCTGGCCCGGCCGGCCGCCGTCGCGTCTCGGGCGAACGGCGACGTGCTGCCGGTCTGTTGCCGCATGTTCCGGGCGTGGGCGCGGCGCACCAGCCGGGCCGCGTCGCGTACGTACGTGCCGGAGCCGCGGCGCTGCTCGACGAGCCCTTCGGCGCGGAGCATCGCCAACGCGGCGCGGGACACGGTGTTGGACACGCCGTAGGCCTGGCGGATGTCGTTCTCGCTCGGCACCCGGTCGCCCGCTTGGAGGTCGCCGGAGATGATGCGCGCGCGCAGCTCCGCGACGATGCGCAGGTACGCCGGAACGTGCTCGCTCACGGTGATCCTCTCGGTTGGTGCAGTAAGTCGAATCAGGGTAGCCCGTCGAGGTCGGCGGGCCTGGTTGCGACGGTGAGGGCAAGTTACCGCAGGAACCTGCTTGGACTCTACAAGTTACTGTGGTAACTTGTTGTCATGCCTCCTGAGTTCGAGCGGGCCCTGGCGGTCGTCGACGAGCACCACACAGCCGTCCTCGTCACCGCCGGTGTCCTCATGGTCGGCCTGTCCGGTGCCGGGTACTGGGTGCGCCGGCAGCTACGCGGCCGGGTGGACCTGTTCGGTCGGATCTGCGACGGCGCCGCCGTCCTGATCGCGGTCGCGCTGTCCGCCGAGGGCATGTGGGAAGTCGCCACCGAGAAGATGGGCTTCGACCCGGCCAAGGCGATCCTGCTGTTTGCGTTCGCCGAGCTGGCCATGGCCCGCAGCGCACGCCGGGCCCGGGCCAAGGTCGAGAAGGGCAAGACGCCCGGCATCTACGGGGTGATGGTGTGGACCATCGCCCTCGGCGCCGGCCTCACCGCCGCCACCAACGCACCGAACGTCGCCGAGCTGCTCGTCCGCTTCATGGCCCCGGCCCTGGTCGCCGCCCAGTGGTGGGCAGACCTCGTCGAGGTACTCCGGGAGAAGCGCGGAGACGTCCAGGAGCAGTCGTCCTGGATCTGGACGCCCCGGCACATCGGCATCCACTTCGGCCTGATCCGGCCGGGGAAGAAGGACCTGAAGACGGTCGACCGGGAGCGGCGGATCACCCAGCTCACCGTGACCGCGCACCGGTTGCACCACGGATCCCGCCGGCTGCGGCCATTGCGCGCGGCGAAGCTGCGCCGCCTTGCCCTGGCTGCCGACCCGGACATGATCGCCACGGCGCAGCGGCAGGTGGCCCGGGTGCACCAGATCGAGCGGCTGACCGATCCGACCGCACCGCAGGCGCAGCCGGTCGACGACGCGACCCGGGACGTGCTCGACGGCGTCCGGCTCATCACCCGGCAGGCCGCCGACCGGGTGCGCGCCGAGCACGTCCACGCGTTCCGCCCGGACCAGCCCCGGCGGGCCACGGCAGACCAGATGTGGGCCAACGAGTTGGTCCGGATGCCGGCCCGGATCGCGGCCCGGATCCAGACCACGCCGCCGGCGCCGGTCGGACCGGTCCAGGCCCGTCCGGCGGTCCGCACCTCGGTCCAGGCCGACACGTCGTGGTTGGACCAGATCCTGGACCAGCCGGTGGACCAGGCCCGGTCCAACCCGGCGGCGGTGGTCCAGCCGCTGACCAGCCGGTCCATCCCGGCCACCCGGACCGCCAGTGCGCCCCGGACGACCGTCCGGGTGGACCAGGACGCGGACCAGGTTCCGCCCCGCGTAGTGGAGATGGCCAAGGTGCTCCGGCGCCGCTACCGGGGTGAGATCCCGGCGCGCAAGACCGTGATGGAAGACCTCGGTTGGACCAGCGCCGGGGACACCAGCGCCGCCATCAACCTGGTCCGCACCGAGCGCGCCAAGCGGGCCACGAAGACCACCACTACCGACCAGACCACCGACCGCGACGCGGTCTGACCCGAGGAGCACCCGTGCACAACGAAGCTGTGCTGGCCCTGATCCAGCAGTACGGCGAGGCCGAGCGGATGGCCGGCCACATGGAGGAGATCGGCACCGGCAACCGGGCCTTCCACATCAAGGCCGCCGAACTGTTCGACGAGATCGAGCAGCTGCTCGCTCTCCAGCCCAAGAACTGACCCACCCCGGTCGCGGGGCCGGCTCACGGATTCCGAGCCACGGCCGGCTCCGCTGCACCCCCACTGAGGAGGAAAAACAGCATGTCACAGCCACATCAGCGGTCCATCTTCACCGGCGCCGACTCGCTCACCGACAACGTCGCCCTGATCGAGTGGACCGAGTCCACCCGGCGGATCCTTCACGCCGCCGCCCTGGAGCTCGGCATCACCGCCAGCGAGCTGGAAGCCCGGCTGCGGCGGGTCGGCGGCGGTCTTGCCGTCGGCGGCCTGACGTCCCGCGCTCGTGCCCGGCAGGTCGCCCGGCCCATCCAGCAGGCCTCGGAGGCGCTGGTCGTCGCCTCTCAGTACGTGATCACGGCCAACAACCGGTTCCAGGCGGCATTCATGCCTGAGCTGGAGCAGGCCGGTTTCCAGGCACGCAAGCCCGACTTCAAGTTCCGGGCCAGGTGAGCAGCGTGAAGACGAGGATGCCGAAGAACATCGACCACAGCGAACCGTCGTCGTGGCAGGTCAAGGTGCCGCTGTGGCCGCATCTGATCACCCCCACCGCCGGAGCCGGCCTGTGGGTCGCCACCGCCGGCGGGCACCTGTGGTGGGACACCCCGGTCACAGCCGGATTCGCCGCCGCCGGGCTCACCCTCGCCGGTGGGGCGCTGACCGGGCTGACCTGGCGGGCCGCCGCCGCCCGCGGCGTCGTGCGCCGGTACGTCGCCACCCTCGCCACCGGCGCCGGGTCGGTCTGGACCATCGGTGCCACGCTGGCCGCCCCGTGGTCCCGGCCGTGGCTGGACGCCTGGGTGCTCGGCACGGTCACCGCGTCGGTGGCCATGTCCACGATCCGGGTCCTCCGCGACGGCCGGCCCACCGGCGAGCACGACGGTACGGCGGACGGCGGCCTGGGCGAGGCGGTCAAGTCCCTCAAGGGCGCCCGGATCGGCCGGGCCACCATCGACGGGGCCCGGGCGGTCGCCCAGGTCAGCCTCGAACCCGGCACCGCCGTGTCGGAACTCGCCGGGGACCGGGCGGCCCTGGCCTCCGCCCTGGACGTGCCCACCACGGCCGTGCGGGTCGTCCCCAACCCCGACTCGGCACGACGGGGCCGCATCGACGTCGTCCCCGTCGACCAGCTCCGCCAGATGATCCCCTGGCCGGGCCTGTCCGCTCCGGGCCGGTCCATCGCCGAAGCCATCGCCCTCGGGATCATGGAGGACGGGGAGCCGCTGCTGATCTGGTTCCCCGGCGACCACTCCGCCGGCCGCAACGCCAACCACTACCTGGTCGTCGGGATGTCCGGAGCGGGGAAGACCGAGGTCATCCTCAACATCTGTGCCGAGGTTCTGTCCCGGCCCGACGCGGAGCTGTGGCTGGCCGACCCCCGCAAGTTCGACCAGTTGCCCCGGTGGGCTGTCGACGGTGCCGCCCGCACCGCCAGCACCGAAGAGGCCACCAACGCGCTGCTGGAAGACCTGTACGCCGACATCGCTACCCGGGCCCGGCAGATCGGCGCTCACCAGCACAAGCAGTGGACCGCCGGGTGCGACCGGTGCCCCACGTACCGGGTCGCCATCATCGACGAGGCCGCCCAGGTGGCCGCCGGGAACCCGCTCGTCACCGAGCTGACCGAGGCGGCCCGGTCCGCCGGCATCAGCCTGGTCTTCGGCCTGCAGCGCGCCTCGCACGACCGGTTCCCCACCAGTGCCCGGTCCAACATCAGTGGGTCGATCTGCCTCGGGGTGGACAGCGCCACCGACGCGGAGATGGCCCTGACCGACGCCACCCTCGACGCTGGGGCCGCGCCGTGGGAGTGGAAGAACACCAAGCCCGGCTACCTGTACGCCGAGGTGCCCGGCACCGACCCGGAGCGGTGGATCATGCCGTGCCGGTCCTTCGTCGCCGACGAGAAGGACCGCGCCGCCGCCGTCGCACCGTTCACCGGCCAGCAGCCCACTACCCAGCAGCCCACCGCCCCGGCCGGCCCGGCGCCGGACGGCGACACCGAGGAGGACACCACGACCACCACCGCGCCGAGGCCCGGGGTCAACCCGGACGAGCCGCCGGACGACGTTGACCCGGCGCAGCCCATCGCCGTGCCGCCCGGCATCCGCCGCATCGCCTTCGGTGAGCTGCGCAAGCCGCCGATGGGCGCGGAGGAGGCCCGGGAGTGGCTGCGGCAGTACGTCCACGACCTGCACGACGCCGGGGCCGAGGCGATCAAGCCCAGCGAGCTGAGCGACGTCATGGAAGCCACCGGCAAGGGCGCCGACTGGGTCCGCAAAGAGATGGGCCGCCTGTGCACCGGCGACGACGCGATCCTGCGGCACACCAGCCGCGGCGTGTACCGCATCCGCATCCCCGAACCCGTCTGACCCTGCACGCACAGTCACACAGGCCCCGCCCGTCCGGAGCGTCCGGACGGGCGGGGCCCAGTCCATGTAGACCACCATCCGGACGGCCATCCGGACAGATTCGTCCGGACCGTCCGGACGCCACCCCGATCAACGGAGAGTGACAGATATGCGAGACCGTGCCCTGTGGTTCGCGGCCGGGGTCGTCGTCGGCGTCCTCGGCGCCTTCGAGGCCGGCCGCCGCTGGGAACGATGGGCCTACGCCTGGTCCTACGCCCTCGACTGGCTGCAGGCCGCCGGGTACTACGCCGGGCAGGCCGCCGGCTGGATCATCGGCGTCACCCTGCTCGTTGCCGCGGCCGGGGCGGTCATCTGGGTCGCTCTGTAGCCAGGCACGACGAAGCGCCCCACCACCGGCCGCGATGGCCGGTGGTGGGGCGCTCTGCTGCTCGTCGACCGGGCTACGGCTGGCCGAGGTCCGGCCGCGGCGTGTGCCGGGCGACGTACCCGGACACCAGCGTGATCGCCGCCGGGATCAGCGGCGCCACGAACACCTCGATCACGTCCGGCAGGCCGGCGACCAGGTTGGTCGACGTGATGCCGTTGAGCACCGCCAGGGCGGCCAGCGAGCCCAGGTAGGTAGCGACCGTCGCCACCTTGACCTTGATCTCGATCGGGCGCTTCGGGGGGGCGGATCGGTACGTCATCTGTCCTCCTCAGGACACGGAAGAGCAAGCGCCACGGTGGCGCCGGTCAGGAACGGTTACTCGGCGGGCACCCGAACTCCGCCCGCAGCTGGTGGATCTGGTCGGCGACCTGCCGACCGGAAGGGGTGGACGGAGGCGTGGACCGGTACGTGTCGTCCAGGGTCGCGACCAGGCCACACCAGCGGCGCTCCGACTGGCGGGCCGACCGGTCCGCGGCCCACAAAGCCAGCCCGGCCACCAGACCCATGCTGACCACCATGGCCAGCAGCAGGTACCACAGCGGCATCATCACCGGCCGGGTCGGCACGCCTCACCACCACCCGGCGAGGTGCCCGACGCCGACGCACGCCCCGATGGCGGCGGCGGATCCGGAGACGACGACTGCGGTGACCCGGTACCAGTCCCCCGGATCATGGACACCAGCGCCGCCACCGCCGGGGTGCCCAGCAGGCCCACGTACACCGCCAGCAGCTCCGCGTTGACCTGACCGGTCACCTGCTGCCAGACGATGCCCCAGGTGCCCAGTGCCATGGACAGGGCGTCCCGCACCAGCGGTTGTCTCGGCCACGCCACGCACGTCAGGCCGGGGTGCTGGCGATGTCGCGCAGCGGGCCGCCGATCGCATCCAGCTCGGCGTCCGACGCCACGGTGATCAGCGGCATGCCGGCCTGCTGCAACGGTGCCAGCTGGGTGGGGGCCGTGAGGTGGGCCCGGCCGGCGCCCCAGGAGATGTAGACCCGGTCGTTGTCCTTCTTCTTGATCAGGATCATGTCGGAGCCCTTCTTCGTGATCGGTGCCGGTGCCGGAGTGGCGGCCGGAGCGGGTGCGGCCAGCAGGCCGATGCTGGTCAGGTAGCGGCGGAACAGGGCGGTCTGGTCGCGGCCGGCCTTGATCGCGTCCCGGAAGTAGCTCAGGTGCGTGTGCTCCAGGTGGCTGTCGTCCCCGGAGGATCGGATGCCGAGCCGGTCGTACCGGCGCACCACCTGGCCGTCCGGCGAGTAGATGACCTCCCGGATGTCCCGGGCGTCCGGGGCGCCGGCCTTGCACTGGGCGACGATCCAGACCGACATGCTGCGCAGGTCGTGCCGCTTGCCGGCCACGGTCGCCGACCACTTGCCCAGGTCCAGAGCGCACGCCCAGTCGGCCAGGCCGGTGCGGTCCCGGGACGACTCGACCACCGAGTAGTCGTCGACGACGACCCGGTCCGATCCGCAGTGGTAGCCGCCCCGGTGGTTCACGTCGCCGACGATGCCGACCTCGGCGGGGTCCAGGTCCGGGTCCACCGTCACCCCCGGGTGCATGTCCAGGTGGTCCAACAGCAGCCGCCGAGAGGCGACCAGGGTCAGGGGTGCGCTGGTCATAGGGCTCCTTCCGAATCAGAGTGAGGTGCCGGTCTGCGCCACGGCGGGCCCGATGTCCTCCACGGCCATGTGCAGAGTCAGCTCCAGGTCGCTGTTGGCCAGGGACGCGTTGCCGGTGCCGGCGATCCGGCCGACGCACAGCAGCAGCGACAGGGTCTGGTTCGCACCGGGCACGTACACCACGGAGATCGACTTGTCCTCGGAGACGTTGGCATCGGTCTGCCGGGTGTGGACGGTGGCTCCCGGCAGCACGGAGCTGGCCGTGGTGGCGGTTCCGGAGGTGGAGTAGCGGATCCTGGCTCTCACCTCGTCGTTGACGACGCTGCTGTCCAGGTGCAGCGGGCTGGTCCAGATCCGGTATTGCCGACCGGCCACCAGGGCGACGCTGTCTAGGCGCAGCACCCCGGCGTCGGCCGCCGTGGTGGTGCTGGTGGCGGTGGTCCGCTGCGCCCAGGCCACGATGCCCTGCGGGAGGGCGGAGAGCCGGGCGGGGGTGATCCGCATGCCGGACTGCCAGGTGATGGCCACGGGTGCTCCTCACAGGGGGGTGATCGCGGGCGCCCAGACGTCCACCGCGGTCCCGGCCGGCCAGGCGCGGGACACCCCGTTGATGGCCCGGCCGCCGGTGGCGACGGTGGCGGTCTGCGGTGAGGTGGTGCCGGTGATGGCGGACAGGCGGACCCGTTCCCCCCCGACGGCCACGTCCAACGGGAAATCGGCCGGGTCGGTGGTCCAGGTGCCGTTGGTGGCCGTTGACGCGAGCTGGAACGTGGTGGCGGCGGCGGTGATGCCCGCGGCGAGGGTGGAGCCGTCGGAGGCGACCCGCTGCTCGCCGTCCAGCAGGGCGATGTCCCACCCGGCGGCTGGTGAGCAGTTCATCTGCACGTCCCAGTCGTTGTATCCCAGGGTGGTGGTGTGGCCCTCCAGGATGACGTCGATGTCCTGGCCGGCGACGTCGGCGGGCGGGTTGGTCGCCTGGATACGCGACCCGACCCTGCAGTTGAGCCAGGTGTCGATGAGCGCGGGCCGGGCGGCCAGGTCGAGGGACAGCTGTGGCCAGCGGAGCCGCTCGTCGGCGGTGAGGTGGACCCGCCACCCGGCCTGGTCGGCCAGGACCGCGTCGGAGGACACCGACAGGGTCACGGAGTCGTCGTAGACCACCGCGGTGCCGGCGGTGACCTGGTCGGTCTGCGCCACCGCCGTGGACCCGTCGACCCGCTCGGCGGTCCACCGGTTGCGGTAGCCCTGCCCGGTGGCGTCCGGGGCCGGCGGGTCGGCCAGGTCGGACTGGGCGTTCAGGGTCAGCGCCGGGGCCTGGTTGTACCGGGCCTCCCGCGGTTGGTAGGCCAGGGCGAAAGGCCGTTCGTACAGCACACCACCGTCGGTGTCCTCGCACTGCTGGTACAGGGGCAGGGGGGCTTCGGTGGTCTGCCAGCCCATGCGGGACACGCCTGCCGAGGACACGGTCGGGGCGGTGAAGGTGATGCCGTCCTCGCTGACGAGGCGGCCAATTCGGTCGACGGCGGCTTCGTTGTTGTAGGACTGGATCGCGGCCTGGACCAGGCCGTTGTAGGAGTCGATGATCAGCCCGGTCGGGTAGGGGGCGGTGGTGCCGGCCCACACCGCGATGTGGCCGGCCACCAGCTCGCCCGAGCTGGTGGCGGAGGTGGTGTTGACCGCGACCTGGGTGATCCCGGCGAGGGCGGCCGTGTAGTTGGCGGAGGCGACCGCGGACCCACCGTCGACGTACAGGGCCACGGACATGGTCCCCCCGGATTGCGACCCGGTCACCTCGTAGGTGCTGAACGAGGGCACCGACTGGGTCCACTGGGCGAGGATCCACCCGGTGCCGGCCGCGTCGATCCCGTACACCGTCGTGTACGACGAGACCTTCTCCTGGACGAGCCGCCACTTGACGTAGGTGCCGCCGGGGGTGTCCCACTCCAGCAGGGTCACATTACCGCTGATCTCGGTGATGTTGCTCTTGGCGGTGACGTGGACCCGCCACCCGGTGGCGGTGGCGGTGGTGACGGACGTGGGCACCCGGGCGGCGAGCTGGCCGCCGGCGGCCAGCGACGCCAGAGCGCTGGTCCCGAACTTGGTGGTCGTGCTGGTCAGCGCGAACACGTAGTCCGACACCGGGGCGAACCCCACGGTGCCGGTGACGGCCATGCTCGGATGCCCGGCGATGGCCGATGCGGCCTGCCCGGACGCGGCCCCGTCCTCGACCGGCCAGTACGCGGCCGGCTTGGCCGCGGTGATCGTGCGTCGCAACGGTGACCGCTTCGGGGGCTTGCCCGACCCGGCGGGTTGGAGGCGGTACAGGGTGCCCCGGGCGGTGACCTGCACCGTCCGGTACTTCCCCGACTGGTCCCAGGAGGGCACCCACGCCGGCACGTACCCGCCCCACAGGTCCACGTGCAGGTAGTAGGTGTCAAAGCTGGCGACCACCGGCAGGGTGTTGGTGTTGCCGGACACGAGCCAGCTCTGCACCCCTGGCGCGCCGGGGGCGGTGAGGGACTCGTCGGAGACGGTCAGCTGCCATCCGGAGGGCTCCGTACCCGACGCGGCCCAGGCCTTGATGGCGAGCTTCTCCCCGGCCACCGACGCGCGGACCCGCACCGGGGTGTTCGCCGCGTACACCATGCCCGGCAGGGGGTTGAGCACGCCCAGGTCGGTGTACACCCCCCCGACGACCTTGGTGATCTTGAGCATCATGGTGGTGCCGCCGGCGTTGAACTCCACCCGCAGCCAGTAGTAGTCCCCGCCGGCGGTCTCCCGGAACGTGCCCCCGCTGACCAGCGCCGCCCCGGTCAGCAGGGCACTGGTCGACACGTCGAACAGCTGTTCGCAGTCGGTCAGGGTCGCGGCCAGTTTCGTGCGACGCAGCTGCCCGACCGCCGTGTGGGCGTGCCGGGCGACACCACCGGACACGCTGATGTCGGCGGCGGAGCCGGTGCCGATCGACCACGCCTGACCGGAGTCCGCGGTGCCCCACCCGGCGGACACGGTGCGGGCGAACGCGTCCACACCGCGCCGCAGCCGCACGCGCAGCGGGGTGTCCCGGCCGAGCAGCCCGTACCACTGCCCGGCCGGGTTGAACTGCGAGAAGTCGCCGTTGTTGCGGAAGGTGATCCGGCAGGTGCCGGTGTCGACCCGGGTGCCCCAGTCCCCCCGGCCCTCGGTGATCGTGATCTTCTCGTTCAGCAGCCACCGGGTGGACACGTCCGTCCACGTCCAGGTCCCCGGGTCAGCCGCGGCCGCCGCCCCGGGGGCGATCTCCACGACGACCGGCAGGCCACCACTGGTAGGGAACACCACGACGACACACCTCCAACGTGGTAGCGGAGTTAGATCCCGTATTGCTGGTTCAGCCGGCGCAGGTAGGCGATCGCGTCCCGGTCCCCGCCGACGACGATCACCTTCACCGTCCCGGCCGGGCCGCCGCCCCCGCCGGAGGGCAGGGGCACCACGGACGCCCCGGCGCCCAGCGACACCACCTCGGGCCCGTTCTCGCCGACCACGGCCAGGCCGTCGCGGGTGACGGTGCCGCCGGTGGCCAGGTAGGGCAGGTCCGGTGTGGACAACGTCAGCGACGGGATGTTGATCCCGGCGATGGACCCACCGCCGATGGTGAAGGTGAGGTTGTTCCACCCGGCGATGATCCGGTTCAGGATGTTGCGCCACCCGTTCCAGATGCCGTTCCACAGCCCGGACGCCGCTCTCGAGACCCGGCCGGGCAGGCCGGTGATGAAGCCGACCATCCGGTTCCACCCGTTGGTGATCCAGGTCCACACCGACGACGCACCGGCCTTGATCGAGTCCCAGTGGCGGGTGATGTAGAGGACGGCCAGGCCGATCGGGCCGGTCAGAATGGCCAGCAGCAGCCGCCAGTTGGTCGACACCCAGTCCCACACCGCCTTGATCGCGCCCCAGACGGCGTTGAACGCCCCGGTCACGATCGTGCGGAACGTCTCCGAGTTGCGCCACAGCAGGACGATGCCGGCGATCAGGGCGATCACCGCCAGGACGATCAGCCCGATCGGGTTGGCGGACAGAGCGGCGTTGAGGATCCACTGGCCGGCGGCGGCGACCCGGGCGGCCGCCGACGACGCGATCATCGCCGTCCGCTGCGCGACCATGCTGATCACCGACCGTTTGGTGGCGACGTCACCGGTGACGGTCGCCGCGGTGGCCACCCCGGTGGCGGCCGCACTGGTGGCCTGGGCGCCTTTGTTGACCGTCAGCGCGGCGGTCTGCGCGGTGATGCTGGCGGCCAGGCGCCGGTTGGCGAAGATCTCCGCGATCCGGATCGGGACCGCGACCACCGCGGCAGCGTTGGACGCCACCTGCGCCGCTTTGACCAGCAGGAACCCCGTAGCCAGGTACGGCAGGGCGGTGGCCAGGGTGTCGGTGTGGTCGGCCAGGAAGGACACGACCGTGCCGCCGACGGACAGGGTGTCCAGCAGCGTCCCGGCCGGGGCGTCGGTGTTGGCGAACCCGTCGGCCAGGCCGCCGAGGATCTCCCGCAGGGTGGCGAAGATCTGGGTGATGCGCTGCTGGCCCTCGGCGGAATCCACCCACGCCCTGGCTGCGGTCGTCATGCGGACGAGGTTGGCCACGGTCGCCCCGCCGTCCCCGCCGGCCCGGAAGATGGCCATGACGATGCCGACGACGTTGCCGGCGATCTGCCCGAACTGCCGCAGGGTGGTCACGCCGGTGCTGATCCACTGCTGCATCTGCCCGGACTGCCGGGCGGCCACCGCCCACCGCTCGAACCTGGTCGCGATGTCGCCCACATTCCCGGCCAGCCCGGGTAGGAAGCTGGCACCCACCTGGACGAACTGGGCCACCCCGTTGACCACCGGCCGTACGGCGCGGGCGAGCCGTTCGGTCGTGGCCGCCGTCGAGCCGAGGATTGCGTCCACGGTGCGGGACCCGTTGGCCGACTGCCCCCACGAGGCGAGGTCCCGCAGGACGAAGTTGAACGCGGTGCCCATCCGGGTCAGCCAGCCGGTGGTGCGGGGCAGGTAGAGGGCGGACAGGTCCCGCAGGTCCCCGGCCACCCCGGCGAGGGTGGCCTGCTGCCCGGCCCGGCCAGCGGCCTGCCACGCCGGCACCAGGGCCCGCAGGGTCAGGATCACAGCCCGCCCGGCCGGGGACAGCCGGGCCAGGGCCTCCGCGGCCGGGTCGATGCCGGCGGCAGCGGCCTGGGCGGAGGCGTCCCGGACGGCGTCCTGCGCATCAGCCAGCCGCTGGGCGGCGTCGGTGACGGCCTGCTGCGCCTCGGCCTGCCGGCGCAGTGCCTCCTGCACCTGGTCGGACCCCTCGACCCCCTTGCGTTGGGAGTCGGTCTGCTCGGCGCCCAGGTCGCCGACCCGGTCCCGGACCTCGTCCAGGGTCTGCATGGACTGCCGGTAGGCCAGGTCAGCCGCGTGGATCTCTGTCGGGTCACCACCGGCGCGCTGCACCTCGGCCAGCCGCTCTTGAGCGGCGGTGACGGCGTCGACCGCGGCTTCCTCATCCAAACGAGCCCCGGCCAGGGAGCGGGTCAGGTCCTGCAGCCGCTCGGTCTCCGCCGCCCGGGCGGCGGTGACGGCCGCCTGCGCGGCCAGGGCCGCCCGCTGGGCGTCGACCAGCCCCCGGGTGGCCTGCTCGACCTGCCGCTGCGCGGTGGCCACCCGGCGGGCGGTGTTGACCGACGACCCGCCGCCAGCGGTAGCAGCCTGCCCGGTGGCCGTCCACGCATCCGCCAGCCCGAACGTCACCGTCCGAGCCGCGCCGACCAGGGCCACCGTGCCGGCCACCGCCGCCGGCACCAGGGCGGCCGCCCCGGCCGCCGCCCGGGCGGACACCGCCAGGGCCATCGCGTGCGCCGCGGCGGAGGCCATCGCCGCCCCGTACGCCACCGTCGACGCCGCGGCCGCCGCGTTCGACGACTTCACGCCGGCGGCGGTGCGGGCCAGCAGGCTGTTGACCCCGCGGTCGCGGCCGACAGCGTTGAACACCAGGGACGTGTCGGCCACCGCTCACCTCCGGGCTTGGGCCTGCCGCATCTGCTCGGCGGTCGTGTCGATATGCCGGACCGCCTGCTGCAGCTGCTCGAAGGTCAGCCGGTCGATGTCCCACGGGGGGATGTGCAGCGTCTCGGCGATCGCTACCCAGTAGCGGCGGCGGAGCTCGTCGACGGGGCTTTTCCCTCCAGAGCCTGCTCACCGGCCTCGGCGTCGGCGTCGAGCCGGGCGATCTCCGCGCCGATCATGGCCAGCTGGAACTGGCGCATGTCGTCGTCCAAGCCGACGTTGTCCCGCAGCTCGTCGTAGGCCCGCTGCAGCTCGTCACGGTCCAGCTCCAGCAGCACCTCGACGTCGGCGAAGTCCACGTCTTCGTACCGCAGGTTATGGTGGGTGCGCCGCTGCATCGTCCACAGCAGAGCCCGCCGGGCCGTGGTGTTGCCCTGCAGCAGCTTCTCCTTGAACGTGGTCCCGTAGGGCATGCCGGTGCGCCGCTCGATCGCCTCGCACTCGGCCACGCGCATCCGGCCCAGGTCGACCTGCCACTCCTGCCGGTCCCCACCCTCCGGGGAGTACACCAACCTCATCCGCCTGACCTCCTGCTGATCCGTTGTGCTCGCTTGTCCAGGGCCTTCTCCGCAGCGGCCCGCAGCGCCGGCCGCAGCCGGCGCAGGGTGCCGTCGAACCAGTCCGGGGCACCGGTCTGGTGGACCCAGGTGTCGTAATCGCCGAACACCGGGTGCCGCCACCCGCGCAGGCTGTTCAGCCGGGCCGGGGCGTTACGGAAGCCCCGGACGGCCGGTTTGCCGGCCCGGATCCGGGCACCGGCGCGCGGCCCGGACGTCCGCACGATCGACTCGACCTGCGCGGCCACCGCCTGACGCAGGCCCTCGCCGGCGTGCGGCAGGCCGCCGGTGGCCATGCCCATCACCGCGCTGCGGACCGCGGTGACACCCGGCTCCAGGGCGGCGTGCAGGTCCGAGGCCAACTCCTGGGTCCACTCGTCGCCGGACGCCTCGTCCTGCAGAGCCCTGGCGACCCGGGTGAACTGCCGGGCGTCGGGTTCGATGACGACGCCGTCCACCGGTCAGCCGCCGATCGTGGGCGCGTACGCCACCGCCCGGCCGGTCCCCAGCCCGGTGAGCCAGGCCGGCCAGGACCCGGGCTCCACCTGCACCGCCAGCGGCAGCTGCGCGGGCTTGCCGGTGTTCGGGTCGATGTACATGCGCCCCTGGTCGCGGAGGTACTCCACCAGGTGCAGCCAGTGCCCGTTCTCCCCGGTGGTGACCGTCATCTCCCGCGCATAGTCAGTCGGGTTGAGGCCTAGTGACCGCAGCCACGTCTGCGCTTCCCTGAGCCGGTCGCGGTCCTGCAGGTCCTTGAACACCGCGCGGCCGACGAGCGTCCGGCCGATCACGACGTGGCCCGGGTGACCACACCAGAGGTGGGCCAAGTGTAGGAGGCCTCGTTGACGTCGCCCGGGCTACCGCTGATCGGCGTCCAGGACTTGATCAGGACGTTGCCGGTGTACTTCGGGTTGGACGTGCCGACGGCGGCGTTACTGGCCCGGACCTCGAACGCGACGACGCTGCCCAGCAGCGCCCACATTGCGGAGTCGAGCGCGGCCGCGAACACGTCGTTCTTGAAGGTGTTCGCCAGCGACCCGGACGCCAGGCCGCCGAGGACTTCCTTCCACCCGTTGGACGCCCAGGTGGTGACGTCTTTCTCCTCGACTTCCACCGCGAGTTCGGTCTTGCTGGCGTTGGCCGACCGGTCGACGCCGTTGAGGGACAGGTAGGCGGCCTTGAGCACCATGAGGGGCATTACGCGACTCCGATCGAGACGACGAACAGGAAGCTGGGCCCGGTGCCGGTGATGGTCCAGGTGGCCCGGTAGTAGGTGTCGGTGATCGGCCCGGCCAGCCGGGCGGCCTGCCCACCCCGGTCGGTGGCGGCGCCGAACGTGACCCGGGTCGTCGGCGATGCGAACGCGACGTCGGAGGCCGACTGGATCGCCACGGTGATCGAGGGGGTGGTGCCGGTGGCGGACAGGACGTGCAGGGCGGCGATCAGCTCGCTGCCGGTGGCGATCGCGGGCAGCTGCACCCCGGTGCCGGTGCCGGTGGCCGTGCGAGCGGTCCCGGCCGGGTGCGCCAGCACCCCCCGGGCCAGGGGGTAGGCCGACGTCCAGTCCGCCGACCACGGCGCCAGGTCACCCTGCGAACCCAGCACCCCGTACTTGCCCTGCAGGGCGTAGGTCAGGTACGCGACGTCACCAACCGCCCCACCCCGGGGGCACGCGGTCCACGACGACCGGCCGCCCAACGCCGCGAAGCTCGCGTCGTCGACCTTGGACGGGTCACCGGCCTCCCACAGCCCGGCCCCGCTGAGTTTGGCCATCTTGTTGCCGGCGGTGACCTGCTTCCACACCCGGTCGGTGCCCGGGTCGTAGGACGACCAGGTCGTGGAGTCCTTCTCCTCGGCCTCGCCGGACACCTCGATCTTGTTGCCGACGCCGGTGAGGTCGACGCCTCCGGTGTACAACCTGCAGTTCTTGAGGATCTCCGCCACGGGCCATCACTCCTGGCTGTCGGTGCCGATGACGCGGACGGTCCACTCCGCGCCGTAGTAGCGGGACTCGCCGACCAGGTACATCTGGTGGCGGCGCACGCGGGTCACGTGCAGGTCGTCGCACGCCCCGCCCAGCGTCTGCGACACCCCGGGGTCGCCCTCGATGACCGCCTTGACGCTGCTGGGCCCGCTGCGGGCCATGAACGCCTTGAGCAGGCTCTGCATGGACCCGCGGTCGCCGCGGTCGACCAGGACACGGCACGCCAGCTGCGCGTCGACGAGCCCGCCGAAGCTCTGGTCGTAGTCCAGGGTGAGCTCGGCGACGTAGAAGCACGGCGGGGTGACCGCGTCGGGTACGTACGGCAGGCTGGAGACGATCTCGGGTATCGCCTCTACCAGGGCGGCGATCCGGGTGCTGACCAGGTCCAGGTCCATCAGCGGGACCGGCGGGTCCGGGCCTGCTCGGCCTGCTCGTCGACGACCGGGCCGGCGGGGCCTGCGGGGGTGGGCTGCGCCTGGTCGTCGTCGAGGCCGTCGAGCACGGCCGGGTCGATCTGCCGGGTCCAGTAGTCCACCTGCGGGGCGAGAGTGTCGGCGGCCGCGGTGTCACCGGCCTGCCGGAGCTGGTCCTGCTCGTCGCGCAGCCGGGCCAGGGTCTCATGGGCGATGATCTGCTGCTGCAGGGCGGACGCGGCGGCCATCCGGGCCTCGGCCTCGGCCGTGTTGCGCAGGCGGATCAGGTGGGTGAGCACGGTCTGCAGGTCGGGCACAGCGAACCTCCTCAGGCGAAGCCGGGCAGGGTGGCGAAGTTGGTCAGGGCGGCGACGTCGGGGTCCAAGCGGGCCAGGCGGATCACGCCCCAGTCGGCCGACCCGGTCACACCCTCCGGGGACTCGGGCCGCTTGTAGAGGCGGGTGGCCTGAATGAGGGTGGCGGTGGAGATCTGCTCGGGCAGGACCGGCCAGCCCCACCGGGCGGTGATGCGGACCAGGCCGGTGGTGGGCCACTGGCCGCGGAGCACGGTGATCGGCCGGCCGTAGCCGACCGGTTCGGCCGTCCACCCGGTCCAGGCCGTCCAGGACGTCGTCCCGGACGGCAGTTCGACGGCCAGGCCGGTGTCGGTGGCGATGTCGTCAACGAGCAGCCCGGGTCCGTCGACGTCGTCGCTCACACGGCGGCCGCGGATGCGGAACGAGCGGGCGGTAGCGGTCCTGGCCGGGAGGAACCCGCCGGGTGGGCGGGAGGTGTGGGAGTCGATCGCCCGGGACGCGGTGCGCAGGGCCTTGAGCATCCGGTCGTCGTCGACCACGCTGTTCTTCACCTTCAGCGCGTCGCGCAGTTCCTCGAGAGAGGCGTAGAGCGGGGAGGCGTCGGGGTCGACCACGTCCACGGTGGCCCGTTGGGTGCCCTTGCCGGTGCCGGTGACCGTCCACTGCTCGGTCCACCGCCCGGCCGCGGTCACCTGGTACGCGACCCCGGTCCAGGTGGCCCCGGTGTCCTGCGTGGACACGGTGGGGGTGCTGGTGGTGCCGTCGGGGGCGTAGACGGTCAGCGTGGCGGTGGTGTTGCCGTCGTGCGGGGTGACGGTCAGGGTGGGGGTGCGCCAGTCCCCGATCTCGTATCCCACGCGGGGCCTCCGGTCAGGTGCCGCCGGCGGTCAGCCGGGCGGGTGTGGTGGTGGACGCGGCCAGCTGAGCCGCCGTGCCGGCGGCGGCCAGGGCCGCGGTGGCACCGCCGGGGGTGAGGACCCCGGGGGTGTAGGTGTCCGCGCCCGGGGTGCTGACCTGCCCGGCCAGATCGACGTCGACCGGCGGCAGCCCGCCGGCGCCGGTGCCGGTGGTGCGGGCGGTGCCGGCGGCCGCCACGGCCACCGCCGGCAGCCCGGCGGCCACTGGACCGGCGGTGCGGACGGCCCCGGCCGCCGCGGTGGTCAGCCGGGGCAGAGTGGCGGCCGCGGGCCCACCGGTGCGGGCGGTCCCAGCGGCGGTGGCGGTCAGCCGGGGCAGGGTGTTGGGCACCGTGGCGGTGGTGCGGGCCGTCCCGGCCGCCGCGGTGCTCACCGGAGGCAAGGTGGCCGCGACCGGGCCGCTGCTGGAGGTGAACACCTCCCGCAACCTGACCACCGACGTGGGGCCGGCGATGTTGGTCGCAGAGTTGACCGTCGCGGTGTACACCGGAGCGGCGGTAGCCGGGCCGGCGGTGCACTGGTACAGGTGCGCCCGGACGGCCATGTCGGCGCCCAGGGCGGTCAGCCCGGACGTCAACGGGACCATCAGCCCGCTGATCGTGGCCCCGGTCGCGGCCAGGACCTCGGCGGTCCAGGTGCGGGTGGCGTCGGTGGGCCAGGCCAGGACCACCTCCAGCAGGTCCCCGGCGGTGATGCCCGGGTTGGTCGCGGCGGTCACGGACCAGTCGGTGCCGGTCGTGGAGTCCGACCCGCCGGAGGCGGCCAGGGACCAGGTGGCACCGGCGGCCTTGGTGTAGCGGCAGATGACGCCCATCTGGACGTCCACGGTGGCCGGGGTGGTGTCGACGGTCAGGTTGCCGGTCTCGGTGCCGTCGGCCTGTTTCCAGTACCTGGCCAACCTGAGCTGGCCGGTGTCGTTGCCGAGCACGCCGGTGCCACCGGTGCGGTCGTCTAGCGGCGTCCACCCGAACGGGGTGATGAAGGCGGTCGTCTCGGACTTGGCCGCGCGGGTGAGGACCAGGGCGTCGCCGGCGGTGATCCCGGTCGGGTACGGCACGGCCAGGGTCTGCGCCGCGGCGGCGACGACGGTCCCGACCGTGCCGTACCCGACGGTCACAGGATCGTGGCCAGGCCCTGTGATCCGGACTCGGCCGGGTCCTGCAGGATCGAGGCCAGCATCGCCCAGTCCTCGGTGGAGTCCCACCCGTGGGGGACGTTGTACCCGCCGGCCACCCCGGGCAGCCCGTCGACGGCCTCGACCGTCTGCACGCCGGCGGGGAAGTTCGGGGCTTCGTCCCAGGTGGCCGGGGCGAGTGTTCCGGCGTCTACGTACGGCTGGGCCGCGGTGGTGAAGTCGGCCAGGACCTGGTCGCGGATCTCGGCGGTGGTGTAGCCGAGGGCGGCGTACCAGAACGTGCGCATCAGCGCCTCCTACTGGGCGGGCATGGTGAGCGACCCGGACGTCACCTGGACGGTCAGGCCGATGGAGATGGTGGTGGTGGACAGCTCCAGTTGGCCGCCGCCGCCGGTGGCGGTGACCGACCCGTCCAGCACGGTGGCGCCGGTGGAGTCGAGCACCCTGAACCATCCGGCGGTGCCGGCGGCTACGCCGGTCGTGGACAGCGATGTGCCCTGCAGGGTCACCGTGCCGGCCGATGCCGCCCCGAAGCTGGGGTCGGCGAGGGTGACCGTGGCCAGCAGCGTCCCGGTCGCCGCGTCGTCTCCGGTGGTCGGCTGGGTGCCGGTGCGGATCTGGATGACACCGGGCCCGGGCCCGGCGTCGACCAGTGCGGCGATCGCGGCCGCCGCGGCGTTGCGCGCGGCGGCGGGTAGGCGGGTGGCCACGGCCGCCGCCTACTTCCGGGCCGTCTTGCTGCTGTCGGCCTCGGCCGGCCGGGTGCTCGTCGACGTCGACGGCGTCGACGAGCTGCCGGTGGTGTCGGTCTCCCCGGTGTACAGGGCGTCGACAGTCCGTTCGGCGGCAGACACGGCGTCCTGCTCGGCCGCCTGGTGGACCTGCTGCAGGTGCTCGATGGCCGGGTCCTGGCCGACGGTCTCCGCCCCGGTGTCGGTGGTCGCCCCGCGGGCGGCGACGTCGGCGGCGGACACGGCCTGCTCGGTGAACTGCCGCTTGGTCGCCTCCAGGGCGAAGTCCTTGTCGCCGATGATCTCCGGGTTGTGCTGGTCGGGGGTGCCGTCGGCCTTGAGCGACAGCATGACGACCCGGTCGTGGTCGCCGTGCTCCGGTACGGCCGTGTTCCCGGCCTGCCCGGTGTTGGTTCCCTGTGCCATGACGATCGGTTCCCTTCTGTCAGGCGGTGGCGGTGGCCTGGAAGACCCTGACCGCGTTGGCGTTCTGCATGGTGCCGTCGGCGCGGGCGAAGCCGAGGAAGCCGACCTGGAGGTAGTCGGCGTACCGCTCGGTCAGGCGCAGGGTGTTGATGTCCCGGACCCGGCGGATGACGTAGGCCTCGGCGATGTTGCCGAACAGCAGCGACTTGCTGGAGGCGGCGAAGGTGGCCATGTCGTTGTTGAGGCTGACCGGGTAGCCGAGCAGGTTGTCCGGCTGACCGGTCTGCAGCGACGGCTCCCACAGCGGCCGGTTCTGGGTGTCGGTGAGCAGGCGGATGGCCTTGCGGACGCTCTGGTGCATCATCCACCGCAGGCCCTGGCCGCCGCCGTAGGCCGGGTCCAGGGACTCCATCAGGTTGATCAGGTCCTTGTAGGCGACGCCGCCGGTGCTGGCGAAGGACCCGGTGCCGGTGACGCCGACGGTGGCGGAGGTGACGATGCCGTCGGGCTGGCTGCTGCCGGTGCCGCTGGTGAAGTGGGCGTTCCAGATCCGGCCGATGCGCTCACCGAGCTTGCGGGCCAGCCAGGTGTCGAAGTCGGGCCGGTCCTGCAGCAACTGGTAGCTGACCCTGACCAGCTTGCTGGTGTACATGTAGGCGTCGATCGACGCGGTGCCGAGGGTGACGTCCTGCTCGCTGACCTGCGTGTTCTCCGCCAGGATCGCACCGACGTTGGCCGTGTCGTCGGCGGTGGGCCAGGGGAGGTTCGCCCCGCTGTCGGTGGTGATGGTCTCGGCGACCTGCAGCATCGGCCCGTACCACTTCATGGCCTCCACGACCCGGTCGCGGAACTCGGGCGGGACCAGGTACCCGCCGGCGGCGCCGGTGCCGACCCCGGCGGCGTTCTGGAACTGCTGGAACTGGTCACGCATCAGGGCCCGCTCGTCGGCGTCGAGTTCGTTGACGCCCAGGCGCAGGAAGTTCCGGAACGCCGCGGCGTACGCCGCCTTGTCTCCGTCCCGGCCGGCGGCGGTGCCGGCACCGGTGGCCGGTACGACACCGGTCCGGTCGACCCGGTCGTTGTCGGCCGCCCGGTTGGCGAACCGTTCCAGGCGCTCGATCTCCCCGTCGAGCCGGTCGTACTCCGCCTCCAGGCGGTCGTACGTCTGGTTGTCCTCAGCGGTGCGCTCGGTCTTCTCGATCAGCGCCTTCATCTTGTCCCAGGTGCTGGCCCGCTGCTCGCGGAGCTGCTGGGTGTTCGACATGCGCGTGGTCCCTTCCGTGAGCATGCGGACGGCCCGCCCGGCGGCACGCCGGCGGGTACGTAGTAGGTGGTGGTGTTACCGGCGGGCGGCCCGCTGCCGGTAGCGGACGGCCGGGTCGTCGGGGCGGGGGATCCGGTCGAGCACCGCGACGGCGGCCGGCGCGGGGGCGGGGTGCCCGGGGGCGGGCAACGGTGGTTGCGGGGCGGACGCCCGGCCGGGGTGCCGGAACATCGACAGGTCGAACCCGTTGGCCGGCTGGTCGCCGCTGGTGTCGTCGCCGGCGGAGGCCGGGTGTTCGACCCGGTCGGCGAGGCCGGCGGTGACGGCTTCCTCGGCGGAGTACCAGGTCTCAGCCAGCATCGCGGCCCGCCAGCCGGGTACGGTGCCGCCGGCACGGGCCTGGTAGATGGAGGCGATGTTGTCCGACAGGTGGTCCAGCCGGTCGGCCGCGTCGCGCAGGTCGGCGGCCGGACCGATCACGATGCCCCACGCGTCGTGGATCATCAGCTCGGTGTTTCGGCCCATGACGACCTCGTCGGCGCCGGCGGCGATGAAACTGGCGGCGGAGGCGGCCAGGCCGTCGACGACGGCGGTGACCCGGGCCGGGTGAGCGCGCAGGGCGTTGAGGATCGCGATGCCCTCGAACACCTCACCCCCGGGGCTGTTGATGTGCAGGCGGATCTCGTCGACGCCGGTCAGCCCGTCGAGGGCCTCGGTGAACTCCTTCGCCGAGACTCCCCACGGCCCGCCCCACGAGTCGATCGGGTCGTACAGGCGCAGGGTAGCGATCCCACCGGCGGCCGCCCCGGCCGCGACCTCCGCGCGGATCGGGGTCCGGGTGCGGGCGGTGGGGGCGGTCCGGCCGTGGAACCGGTACCGAGGCTGCTCAGGCATGGATGGCCTCCTCCGGCCGGAACGCGGCCACCGCCGTGACGTTGCTGATGATGACGACGTCACCCAGGCCGGGCAGCCTCTGCAGAGCCTGCTGGCGGATGGACTCGAACTGCTCGGTGGTGACCGGGGCGGCGGTGGTCAGGATCAGAACGTCACCAGGCCGGACGACCAGGCCGGTGATCGGTGCGAGGTGCTCAGGCATCGGCGGGCTCCTGTGCCGAGTCGGTGACCGGTGCCGGCTCCGGCGCCGGCTCGGGCTGGTCGGGCTGGCCGAGGACACCCATGTTCAGCGGCCGGTACCGGACGTCACCGTCCGGGCCGATCGGGGGCCGGTCCTCCAAGCGCAAGATGTCGTTGGTCGACAGGGCGCCCAGGTTGAACATGGCGGTGTAGAACGCCGACCGGGCGGCGGAGTCACCGCGTAGCAGGCCTTCCACGGAGTACTTGGCGTACACGGTGGAGGGCTTGAGCAGCTTGGTCAGCCGCTGCTCGACCCGGGTCAGCCACGGCCGCAACGTGAACTGGACGAACGCGATCATCTGCTGCTCGATGCCGGATCCCCAGCTGGTGGACTTCTCCGTCTGCGCCAGCAGCACCGGGGGGATGCCGTACATCCGGGCGACTTCCTCGATCTGGAACTTCCGGCTCTCCACGAACTGGGCGTCCTGCGGTGGGATGCTCAGCTGCTGGAACTTCACGCCGCTGTCGAGCACGGCCACCTCGTGGGCCTTCTCCAGGCCACCGACGCGGGCCTTCCACCGGGCCTTGAGCGTGTCGGCCTGGTCGCCCTCCAGGCGCTGCTCGGTCTGCAGGATCCCGGCCATCAGCGATCCTGAGCCGAACAGCCGGGCGCCGTACTCCTCGGCGGCCAGGGCTAGGCCGATGCCCTGGCGGGCCAGGCGGATCGGGGACACCCCGCAGATCCCGTCGTACCCGGGGCCGGGGATGTGCAAGATCTTGTCGTCGAACCAGGCCACCTCCGGGTCGCCGTCGATCTGGTAGATCTTCCGTCCGGCCTCGGACTCCCGGCCGACCCGCACCCGGGACGGGTGCAGCAGCCACAGCTCGACGACCTGGCCGAGCCGGTTGTACAGGATCCGGAAGTACGCGTTGCCCCACAGCAGCAGGTGGAAGTACATGCCCTCCCACAACTCCATCGGCGTCATGTCCGGGTGCGGGTCGTCGATCAGCTCGGCGGCCTTCCCTCCGGTGACCGGTAGGCGCACGTCGTCAGCCCGCCGGTACGGGTGCAACGGCAAGCTGGCCGACGTGCCGGCGATCAGGTTCACCGCTCGCCACACCGCCGGCATGCCCAGGCTGGACCCCTCGGACACGCCCACACCGGAGGCCGCCTTCGGCCCGCCGAACAGGTCAATCAGGGTGCTCGACGTCATCGGGTAGCGGGGGTCTTCCACCGACGCCCGGGCGCCCCGCAGGGTGTTCAGAAGCGTCATCAGACCACCCGCCGCAGGTCCCGCGACCCGTCACCGGTGGTGGTGGCCTGCCGGTACGCGGCGGCCGCGGCGCCCAGGGCGGTGAGCACCGACCGGCGCGGCCGGCCGGACTGCGCGCGGGCCCGGGCGTTGGCCACGGCGACCAGGAGCACCCCGGCGCCGAGCAGCACCAGCGGCGGCCACACGAACCACAGGAACCCGATCATCAGCAGGTACCCGCACGCCTCGACCAGGTTGTTACCCACGGGCCTCTCCTCACCAGATGTTCGGGCCCCGGCGGCGCACCAGGTGCGCCCGGGTGTCGTACACCCACCGGGCCACGGTGATCGCCACCAACGGGCTGATGTCGGCTGAGCTGCCCCGCCGGGTCCACTTCCACGAGTCGGCCAAGGGCTTGGTCCGGGCGCCGGCGATCGCCGCGGCGAGCTCGGGTTGGCCGATGTGGCGCAGCTTGTCCTGCCGGCAGTCGTCGGCGAACGCCCCGCACATCGCGGCGATCTGCGGCACCGTCGGCAGCGCGAGCTGGCCGGGTTTCGGCTCGGCCGGGTCGTCGGGCATGGTGATGCCGGCCTTGCGGAGCGGGTCGACGAGGCTGCCGGCCGGGCCGCCGGCGTCGACGCCGACACCGACTGGCTTGTGGTCGTCGACGAGCTGCCGCAGCCGGGCCACGACCCAGTCGGTGCCGGGCCGGTGGTCGACCAGCTCCACGTGCAGCAGCCCGTCCCGGTTGATCCCGGCCGCGCCGATGGAGGTGTAGGCCCGGTCCGGGGTGACGTCGATCGCGAACGCCACGTCCGGAGGGCGCAGGACGCTGTCGGCGTCGAGCAGGTCCGGCCACACCTCGGTCGGCACGTTTGGGTCGTCCTCGACGACCTCCAGCCGGGTGACGTTGAGGTACGCCCGGTCGTATTCGGCCGGCTTCATCTTGGTCCGCTCGGCGGCGATCGCGTCGTGGGTGACGGTGTGCCGCCACAGCGGTGAGCAGGTGCACGGGCCCGGGGTCGGGCACAGCGCCGGCATGCACGACAGGGACGTAGCCAGGTCGGTGCGGTCGTAGTCGCCCTTGCCGATCTCCGACTCCACCGTCCAGTCGAAGTAGGCCATCGTCGACCGGGTCCCGGACTCCACCAGCGCCCGGCCGAGCTCACGCTTGCTGTTCAGGTACCGGGACCGCAGGGTGCCGGCGGTGGACACGATGTCCTGCTGCGGCTGCGGCCGGGTGATCATCGCCGGGGAGAACGCCGCTTCCATCCGGTCGTCTTCCAGGGCGAACGCCTCGTCGATGGTGGCCTGGTCGAGGGTCTCACCGTGCGCGGCGGTCTCCGTCGTGCTGGTGATGCCGTGCCAGGAGCCGTTGCGCCACATGATGGCTTCATCGCCGTTGGCCCGCCGGACGGTGTACCGGCCGGCGAACCGTTCCGCCTGGTCCAGGGTGGCGACGTGCTCCCGCTCCCACTTGCGGCGCGCGCTGAGCCTGTTCTGGGCGGCGTACATGATGTTCTGGCGGGGCCAGGCGTTGGCCCGCCACACCATCTTGGCCAGCAGCAGCGTGGTCTTCCCGCTCTGCCGGGGCACGGTGGTGACGACGTCCCGGTAGGCGAGCCGGCCGGTGACGGGGTCGACCTCCAGGGCGACGTCCAGGACGTAGCGTTGCCACGGCATCAGCGGGGTGCCCAACCACTCGGCCACCTTGGCGACCTGCGGCCCGTACGACTTGCGGGACAGGTCCCGGGGGGTGCCCCAGCGCGGTACGCAGGTCAGCCCGTACAGCTCGGCCAGCTGGGTACGCAGCGCCTCATGCCGGGCGGTGTCAGACGGGCTCACCGAGGCCTCCCATCTCGTCGACGGGCCCGCCGCCGGCCGGGGTCAGCTTCGGTGCCCGGGCGGCGGTCAGCTCCCGCAGCGACGCCCGCAGCTCCCGCACCATCGACGGCAGCGTCTTGGCGAGGGTGTCCGGGTCTCCGGAGTCGATCAGCTGGGCCAGAGCGAACGCGGCCGCGGCGGTGGCGTGCTCGGTGCCGTGCAGCTCGCCCAGTTCGTCGACGGCCGCCCGAGTAGCGTCCTCGACCGCCCCGGACAGTCCGTCGCACCGTGGGCACACCGACGACGCCGCGGTGGCGGTGGCGCCGACGAAGACGTGCGCCTGGTCGCCGAGCAGCTCCAGCGGGGAGATCTCCAATGCGCCGGCGAGTGCCAGGAGCTCGTCGACGGCCAACCCGCGGCGGCCGCGCTCCAGGAACCCGACGACGTTGGCCGTGAAGGACTCGCCGGCCCCGTGCTGCCGGGCCCGTTCGGCCAGTTCGTCGCGGCCGAGGCCCGCCTGGTCGCGCAGGTCGCGGATCCGGTCCCGGATCACGGCGCCGATCGGTGGAGGTGTCGCCGTGGTCGAATCGCGCGTCATATCGATCATTTTCCGCAGTTCAGAGGGCTGCCGGGGAGAAAAAAAGGGAGGGGGTGCGTGGGGTCTCCCACCAGGTGGCTGAACTTTCGACCCGCCCTCCCCCCGGGGCGATGGTCACCAGTGACGCGAGGTCCGCAACGGTGCCTTGACCACGCGAGGCCTGGCCTTGGCCCCCTTGACCTGGTTGCACGCCTGCCCACACGTAGGACAGGGGCAGCTGCTGCCATGCGCAGCGCGCACGTACTGCGGATCGTTGGGGTCCGAGCCCATGGCCAGCAGTATCTTGCGTGCGGGTACGTGGTCACCCTCGTACGCGCCCAGGTGCCCACACAGGTGGCACACCGTGCCACTGTCCCGCACCGCCTGGTCCCTGGCCCTACGCCAGGGCCTGCCCGCACGCCCCGCCGACGTGGCCATCAGCTGTGCCGAGCGGCGATCACCGTCACCCGAGCACCACTGGCAATCAACGCGGTTGCCGTGACCGTGACCGTCACCGTGGCGGCCTGCTCGACGGTGCGGCAGACGAACTTCGCGCGGGTGGTCGGCTCGTTCACGGGTGCTCCCTGGGCATGAGAAAAGCCCGGGAGCGGTGCGCTCGACCGGGCTGAGGACAGACGTCGCCTGTCCGTGAGTGATCAATTCATACGCCGGCGACCAGAGCATCGTCAACTGGGCGGTGCCTTCCCCGGCCGCTGGTGCGCTTGGCGTGCTCGATCGTGGCCGCGTGGATGATGTCGTAGTACACCGTCCGGCCGACCCGGACGGCACGCAGCCCGTCGCGGGCGGCCCAGTTCCGCAGCATCGCCGTGGTGACGACGATGCTGCCCCGGCGGGTGAGTCGGCGGGTGATCTGGCCGGCGGTGCCGTACTCGACCCCGCCGGCCCAGACCGTGCTCGTCATAACGGTGATCGTACGTGTGTTCGGGTGGCGTCGGCGACGATCGGCGCGCTGGTCGGCCAGATGTGGGCGACGTCGCGGGCCCGGACGGTCATGCCGCAGGGGCACCCGCCGTCGCGGACCGGGACGTCGGCCGGCCCCGGTTTGCACCGCCGGCAGGTCGCTACCTCGGGGCAGGCCGCGCCGTGGCACAGGCAGTCCGGGGTGCACACCACTGTCCAGTGCCGGCTGTCCGGGGCAGCCGTGCGCGCGGCCAGGGTCAACCTGCCGCACGCTGGGCACGGTGGTGCGTCGGGCAGGGGCGACCGGTCCGGTGGCATCCCAGCGGCGGTCCGGGCCCGGGTGTCGATCTCGACCAGCCACGGCAGAAACCGGACCGCCGCCGACGGGCGTGGGGTGGCGGACAGCAACCGGGCCAGCGGGTCCGCCCCCAGCGGGGTGTGCAGAGCGTCGGCCAACCACTCCAGGGTCGCGGCGTCGCGGGTGAGCAGCTGCTGGTGTTCGTTCACGGGCGCGGGGCGGCTGCCGGCGGCGATGCCGGCGCCGCCGACCGGGTCGGCATGCACCCCGCCGGCCCGGCCGAGAGAGGGCCGCCACGCTTGCAGGCCGTCGGTGGCCACCAGGCGGGTGTCGGCGATCTCCCGGGCACGGGCCTGGGCCAGAGTGACCAGCCGGGCCCGGGCGGCGCGCACCGACCAGATGCCGGCCATGGCGTGCAGGGTTTGCGGGTGCGTCACCACCGTTCGTTCTCCCGTACCGGGATGTCGTACGCGCGGGCGATCTGGTGAGCGGCGGCCGGGGTGAGCCAGTCGTTGCACGGGTAGGCGGCCACGACCCCGTAGCAGTCCTGCAGGACGTCGACGTCGGCGGCACAGACCGGGCACGCCGGCCGGGCCGGGGCGGTCACCGAGTCACCCCGGCCAGCACCGCGGCGGCCACGGCGGCGAGCACCACCGCGGTGGTGACCGTGACCGCCCGGCGCAGGGCCCGGCGGGCGGCGGTGCGCTGCCACGCGACCTGCCGGCCGGCGACCCGGGCGTGGTAGCGGACGGCCTGGGCGGATGTCAGCCCCCAGTGGCAGCAGTCCGGGTGCCCGTGCGGGCAGCCGCGCTCGACACGCGGCGCCGGCGGGGTGAGGATCCGCGTCAGCTCCCGGGCGGCCTCCTGGGCGAGGTTGACCAGCGCGCGGCCCATCACTCCGTGCACGGTCACCAGCGGCCGGGGCGAGCGGGCCGGGCGGGCCGGTGGGATCCGGGCCGGCGCGGCCGGGAGCACCGGACCGGGGTGGTTCCGGTAGCCGGGGATCGCGGCCGGGTACACGGCCTGCCCGGGTCGGCGGCGGGCCTCGTCGAGCATCCGGGCGTACAGCTGGGCGTCGTCGTTCATCGGTGTTCCTTCCGGATGGTGCGGTAGACGGGGCGGATGGTCTGGGACACCCAGATGGCGGCCAGGGCGACGAGGACGGGTGTGCTGCCGGGCCACACGTCGGCGGCCGCCGCGAGGCCGAGGACGGCGGCCACGCCGGCGAGCAAGCCGACGGCGGCCGCCGTGGCGACGTGCCGCACCCAGGTCACGACGCGGCCCGGGTGGTGACGACCTGGAGGCGGGCGTCGCGGTGACGGACCGCGCTGGCGATGTCCGCGTCCGACAGCGCCCCGTGGTACGCCCCGTTGCAGGCGCAGTCGCAGTGCTGCACCCGCACGCCGGCCGAGACCAGGCACTGGGGTGAGCACCCACCGGCCCGGATCAGCTCGGCGGCGGTGGAGGCGACCAGGAGCCGGCGGAGCACTACGACACCCCGGGGACGTGGACGGTGACGGTCGGGCGGTCGTGAGAGTCGATGCAGCGGACATCGTGCTCGTGGCCGGTCACTCCATCGCCCGGGCAGGCCGGAGACCGGTGACCCTCGTACTGGCGGCCGGAGCCGGTCCGTAGCCGGACCCAGTCCCGGCCGTCGTCCGGTTCGCCAGCAGCGGCGCGGGCGAATCTGCTGCTGACTGCGATGGTGCTGGAGACCGGCAGGTGTTCGGCGGCCGGGTCGGTGCTCGGGTCGCCGTTCGGGCACCCGTCGTGCTCCCACAAGCCGATCCCGGACAGCGGCGCCCGGACCGCCTCGGTGGGCCGGATCGTGTGGTCGCACCTCTCGCACACCAGCCGGCCGCCGTCGCGGACCACCGCCATGACGGCGCGGGCGGCGTGCTCGA